TATATGCCGGGCCGCCGCGACGGCGAAGCTCGCCTTCATCCATGTATGACCGCATCGGATAGATCTGAAGAGTCGCAGGGTTGGGCTTCGCCTGCTCTTCTGGTGCCACCTGATCTGTGCCGGCGCTGCTTCTGGCCAAGGTTGATACAGCCTGACCGGCGTCTTCGGATCCCGCAGCGTCAGTTGTGGCGATGCCGGGGCTGGTACCCTGATCGCCCCTGACGACATCCGGCCCAGTGCCGGCGACTGCTTGTCCTTCTGGCGGCACCAGCCCCGAGCCTTCCGCTTGGCCTGGAACAACTGCCGGGACATCCGAGTCGGTTGAGTCGCTGCTATCTGGGACAAGCGCTGTGCCAGCCGAATGAGGCGAACCGGCAGTTTCAGAAGAGCCGCTGCTGGAGTCAACGGTGGTTACGGAATCCTTCGCATCAGCCGTGGATGCTGGTGTTTCCTGTTTACGTGCCATTTGATTGCTCCATTGGGGCGCCATCTCTGGCGCCGCGTTGCGGAAGAGTTAAGGAGTGACCAGCGGGCCAGTGACGAACGCCTCGTCGCGGTAGATCGCGAATGCCAGGCGCTCCTCGGCACGGATCGTTGCCATGTTGTTCTCGAAGTCCTTGTCGTTCTCGGTCGAGATCAGCACTTCGATCTCCATACGGTCGAAGATCTGTGCGCCGAGCTTGAACGCGCCGACCAGGAAGTCGTTCTGGGTCATGGCCTGAGTAGAAACCACCGGGCGATTCCAGAGCTTCGCGTTGGTGCCTTCCTGCGGCTGGCCGATGATGTACCGGCCCTCACCATCCTTGGTGAGCTCGATCGCTGCCCAGTCGATTGGGTTCAGCACGATGCCGTCCGAGGGGAAGTCGGCCAGCTCTGCTTGCAGCAGCGCGAGGCGCAGACGGTCGATCCGTTGCTCGCCCACTACCGTCAGCCCGGCCTGCGGGGCATACAGCTGAGCAACAGTCACAAGACCCTGCAGGTTGGCACCGGTACCGTTGCCGTAGAGCAGCTGAGCCTCTTCCGCCATGTTCAGGCCGTAGCGAGCGCGACCGTCGATGTAGCTCTGGAGTGCCTTGGCATCATCGAGCATCTGCCGACTCGCCTTGAACAGGTGGGCAATGGTGCGGACGTTCGCGGTGGTCAGCGCGAAGGTGATGTCGGAGTACGGCTTGGCGGTGTTCTCCGCGACGGTCCGCGCGTTGTTGGTGAATCCGGTCTCGCGAATGTACTCGATGGAGTTCGACTCGGTCTGGCCCGGCGCCACCAGGTCGCGAATGGTCAGCCGACGCTGAGGCGGAGCAACGACGCCAGCCAAACGCTCAGCAGGCACCAGGTCCCCGCCGGTTGCGGTGGTAATGGCCGCGCGCGGTACGGACACGCGGCGAGACCCGCGGAAGGACGAGTTCATGTCCTGCATTTCTTCGCTGCCGATCACCAGGGCGCCAACCGACTTCTGCGGCTCCTCCTGATTGCCGCGGTCACGGCTGGCGTTCACCAGCTTCTGCTCGGCTTCGCCCAGGCGGGCATTGAGCTCGCCCTGCTTGGTCAACAGTTCGTCGACCTTGGCACGGGTTTCGGCAGTCATCTCGCCGGACGCCTTGATCTGCTTGTCGGTCGCCTCAGCTTGGGCTTTGATCTGATCACCAATGCCCTTGAGGCTGGCGTTGAGTTCCTTGACTTGGGCTTCAAAGTCCATGGTCACTTTCCTTTTAGAGAATTGAGGAGGTCGGTTGCCGCGCTCAGCGAGGCGGAGAGGTCTGGCGCGACAGCGCTGGGCTTGTCGGTCAGGGCAGCGTTGTGCGTGCCCCCGCCGGCAGCGCGAGGCATACCGGACTTGAAACTGGCGAACAGTTCCCGGCGCTCGGAGCGGGGCATTCCGGCCTTGGCCAAGGCGATATCCATAGCTTTGAGCGCATTGTTCTGAGCGGTCTCTTCTGTTTCGCGCTCGGTGACCTCGTTGGGCGCCAGTAGTCCTGTGGCCAAGCCAAGTTCCACGGCACGCTTGCCGCGGATATAGGTTTCGTCGTCCATCAGTTCGGCCATGTCCTCGGCCGGCTGCCCGCTGGTCTCTGCGTAGAGGTCGGCCATCGCAGCGTCGAACTCCTCCATGTCAGCGGCGATATCGCGAAGGTAATGGCGATTGCCGGCAAGCCAGGTCCAGCAGTTGTGGATCATGAGAAACGCGCTGCTGGCCACCTCACGCTTTTTACTGGCGAGGAAGACGATTGAAGCAGCGCTGGCCGCCATGCCGAGCACCTTGGTGGTGACCTGGTGGCTGTGCTCCTGGAGGCGGTGGTAAATGGCGATGCCTTCGAACATATCGCCACCCGGTGAGTTGATGTAGACGGTGACATCACGCTCGCCTATCGCCCGCAGCGCGGCATCGATCCGTTTCAGCGTGACGCCCTCGCCGTACCAGTCCTCCCCGATCACGCCGTACACGGTGATGGTGTCCGAGGTGTTCTCGACGGCCGCCTGAATCGCGGGGTTCCACTTGTCGAGCGCGCGCGGGCTCATCTCGCTGCGCAGGCCGCGAGACTGGATCTTGTGTTTCATGGATTGCTCCCGTGATTTACTTTTCTGGCTGGTGCAGCCAGTTCATCAGCGCAGCCCGTGCGGCCTGGCCATCGTCTTGCTTGCCCAGTTGATCAAGAGGTACCAAGTTCGATTGAACCGTCAGCACATCACCGCCAGGCATGTGCGGCATGTTGTCTTTTCGGCGCCCTTCGTTACGGGTGATGAAACCGTTCTGGGCCATCGTGCTGAGGTACGCTGCGCGGCCCGAACTGTCCGCCCGCAGGAATGCTTCGAGCGAGAATTCCGAATAGAAATTGATCCGGTCGACGGCCGTCATACACCACTTGTTCACGCACTGCTCGATCGGCGCCGTGAAGGACATGATGCAGTAGGTAAGGAACGCGATTTGCTGCTGCTCCAGGCCTGTGCCCCAATTGCTCCCCTTGTCGGTTTTCATCACCATCCAGGGCGGCACGCCGAACCAACGACAGATTTCCTCGATGCTGTGGCCTCTCGACTCCAGCAACTGGGCATCGGCAGGATTGATGCCGATCATCTCCGGCTTCACGCCTTGCTCTAGCACCGGGCTCTTGCCGGCATTCAAGGCACCGGAGATCGTCTTGACGTACTCGCGAAACTCAACGCGCTGGGCCGGGTTGAGCGTCTTGTCCACCGAAAACGCGACCGTAGGCATCATGCCGTTTCGGAAAGTACTATTGGCGGCGTCGTCTGCAGACATCGCCGAACCGAACACATCCGCGCCGTAACGGATGGCGGAAAGGCCAACCCGGCCGTCCAGGGTAAAGGCCGGGATGTGCAGCATGTTCTGTCGCACAATCTCTCGGCGTGCACCCTTTCGCGGTCTGAAGAAATACCGCAGCCTGCCGTCATCATCAAACTCGAGGTCGACGCGGGAGGGCATCAGGAAGTCCAGCGCAATGACGCGACCTGCAGATCGGTGGATCTCGCAATAAGCGTTCCCCCACAGCAGCATCGACGCGACGACTGCTTGCCAGAAATGGAAAGCGGCCATGTCCTCGTTTGGACTGGTGTGCACCACGTCGTACAGCGGGAAGTCCCGCGCACTCTCGCGGCTTCCATCTGGCATCCGCTTGTAAATACTCAGCGGCAAGCCGGCCACCGAGGTCGAAATAATGCGGACACAAGCCCATACCGTAGAAAGGCGCATCGCCTTGTCCACGCTGACCGACTTGCCACTACTGGACTGCGCCCCAAGAAATGCGCCCCAGAACCCGCCATCGGACAGCTTGATGCTCTTGCCCAACCATTCGCTCATACTGGCTGTGGGCTTGGTGGCCGCAGCCCCCAATGCCTGGGAAAGGGTTTTAATCACTCGTCAGCCCTCGGCGAAGGAACCCGGCGATGGAAAAGAAGCTCACCGACCCCGCGAGCAAGGCCCAGCCAGTACCGGCCAGAACCCATACCCCAGCACATGCCAGGCAGAAAGCGACCAGAGCGCAGGCAATGAAAATGTAAAGTGCGTTCATGCGATCAGTGGGTCCCGAATGCCAGCCATGAAGTTGTCCATTCCTCCGCGGCCTTCAGGATTGAGGCTGATCAGAGAAACGGCGTTGAAAGTAGCCATCAGCGGGTCGATCTTTGCCGTGCCGGAGGCCTGCTTTGTGATTAAGAAGGCATTCGCAGAGGGCACCCCTTTGGCATTGCCGCAAGACCAGGCCATGAGCGGCTGACCGCAGTGCAAGAGCGTGCCCTCGGCAAGCTTGCGCTCTGTCGTCTTGATCGCACCTGTGAGTTTCCAGCCTTGGGAAATGCCAACGATCTTGTCTTCCTCTACACCTTCATCAGCCAGGGCATCGAGAACAGAACCAATGCCAGCAGGGTCGAGCCCGACCTTGTCCAGCAGGCCCGTCTCATTGATGCGCTTGACGATGGCAGCGAATTGCTCGACGTCATCGCCGATCCGCTTGACCAGGGTTAGATCGCCGACTGCTTCAAGATCCTTGAGCCGTGGGGCTTCGGACTTACGCCGCTCAAGGACTGAAGGATGTGCCCAGGCATGAGCCCAGTGGAACCAGCGACGGGTTCCTGCCTCCCGGCCGATAACAGCAAGACCGAGCAGATCATCCAACCCACCGCCGTCACCACCGACATCGATTACTTCGCATCGCTCGAGGATTTGCTCCAGGCTGAGCCAAGTGGCCGCCTGTGGCTCCCAGAATTCAGCACCAACCCAGGCGTCCGACATGAGCGCCAAGCCGATCTCGATATTTAAATGCTTGGCAAGGAAGCCGCGCAGTTCCGCCTCGCCGTCGATCTCCGCTTGCATGAACAAACGCTCAAGCGTCGGCCGATCGACCGAGAACCCCATGTTGGGGTTCACCAGGTGGAAGTTCTCCGGCTTCCGGGTCGCGCCGCTGTCGATCATCTCCTTCGAGAATTCGTAGATGATCGGCAGGAAGCGGTTGTCGTTGATACGGCCATCACGCACGCCGCGGGCGTAGTTCAGTTTTGACCGGAATACGCCTGCAGGCGGCTCGTTCGATTGCGTGGTCAGCCAGATGACGAAACCTTCGGGCCTGGAAAGCAAACCACCGGTGGCCTCGCGGATCATGTCCGCAGCCTTGGGGTTCTTGCCGAACAGCCAGGCCTCGTCGATCAGTACGCCGACAGCCTTTTTGCCGCCCACCACATCGCTGTCAGCGGCAACGACCTTCAGCGTGGCTCCAGTCTCCCGGTGCGTGATCAAGCGAAGGTGAGGCTGCACGTGCAGCAGGTCTTTCAGTTCCTCATCGTTGTTGACCATGTCCTTGGCCGGCACAAAGGCGTTGTCGGCAATTTCCTTAGTCGGCGCGAGGATGATGAACTCGGCTGACATCCGCCAGTTTCGCACAAGGGCCGTCAGCATGATGGCGGCGGCAATGGTCGACTTACTGTTCTTCTTGGGGATGCATAGCATGAACTCCCGAATCAGGCGCTCACCGGTCTCGCTGTTGTAGCTTCCGAATACAGCCCCAGCGAAAGCCAGCACCCAGGGGGCGCACGCGCTTTCGATAGTTGGGCTGCCCGGCGCATCGACAATGCGAAGGCCCTTGAAGACTTCAAGGCTCTCTTCAGCCTCCTGAGGAAACAGCGGTTCTGGAATGATTGATTCGCCCGCGGCCAGGCGCCGCCACCAGTCTGGGCAGGCCGTAGTCCAAAGCATGTGTCACCCCTTGACGACAGTGAGGGGCGGCTTGCTCTGGGAATACTTGCCCTTGCCCGCCTCTTTGGCGGCCTCCGCCTTCTGCTCTTTCTTGCCAGCTTCTGCTTTCTTGCCGTGAATGTACGGCACGGCGGTCTGCGCGGCATTGCGACGATCAAAGACCTTCGCCCGGGGCTCGTTCATCAGCGCGAGCAGCCACACCAGCGGATCATCAGTAGAAGGCAGGCAACTGAGGAACTCCCCGTCGGCCTCGTTGATCTCGACGGGTGCTTCAATGCCATCATCACCCTTCGCTTTGCCGCGCCGCTTTTTCGGCTCAGGGTTAACACTGAGCTTTGCTCTGCGAGCCAAAATTGCCGATGCGATCTTCGGGTCATTTGCCCAACGGGAACCGGCCGCAGCAGCGGTCGAAGGCTTGCTGCCCGCGGCCTCAGCCGCTTCTTTGTTGGACGCACCTCGGGCCTTAGCGTCAACAAACTGTCGCTGTTTGTCTGTTAACACCATTAACAAAAACCTTCAGGGGGGAGAAAAATGTATACGTGGGGTCGGAGGCGGTCTAGCTCGATGAGAATCCGTAGCTTTAGACCCCCCTACCTCTCGTAGCAGGTCACTGCGTGCCGCGGTGCTGCGCCGTCGGGTTTCGATGATCCGCTGACGCCTCAGCCACCCAGGCCAGCGGCCTCCTCGGCCTGCTTGACCGAATCGTGGCAAGGTTTGCAGAGGCTTTGCCAGTTGGTCTGATCCCAGAAGAGAACCATGTCACCGCGGTGTGCAACGATGTGGTCTACGACCTTTGCCCCAGCAGTTCGGCCGTTCCGCTCGCAAAAGACGCAGAGGGGGTGCTCATTGAGGTACTGCTCTCGCGCTTTCTGCCATCGGTAGTCGTAACCACGCTGGGAGCTGGTCATGCCGCTACGCCAGCTACCAGGCGTGACCACCTTGACCCGCGAGCTTGCGCTCTCTTTGATGCGCGATCCCAGCGTCTTGAGCGTGGCCATCAGTGCACCTCGACGTCAATGCCGCGCTCTATCCATCGAAAGACGCGATCCATGTCAGGCTCGCGGCCGGTTATGTGGGACACGATGAGGACGCCGGCAAAGTAGTACTTCAGCCAC